TAGTGAGATACCTGTTTTATCAATTTATGTGTCCATTATACTTGTTTTTAGATCATATGTCAAGCGATTTTTTCGATTTTTATCCCTGTTTTCATCAAAAAATCTTCTCCACAACCCTTACGGGCGGCGTAGTCTTCACCGATATAGACCTCTGTAATACCACTTTGATAAATTAGTTTCGCACACTCGATACATGGGGTATGAGTACAGAAAATCGCTGCATTTTCACACGATTCTGAACTTCGAGCAACCTTGGTGATTGCGTTCGCTTCTGCGTGAAGAACTTCTGGTTTTGATCGAAGGCGAAGATATGCGGGATCTAACTGGTCTCGGTCTTTCATCCAGTCGGGCCAGTCTTCGAGCTCGCAGTTGTTGTCCCAACCCGAAGGCATCCCATTATATCCAATAGAGATGACACGGTCTTCTTTAACAATAATCGCACCAACTTTCAGTCGTCGGGCGGTACTCAATTCAGCAAATCGTTTTGCCATATCCATGTACGCAACAAGAAACTTTTCTTTCATTTAGTTTTCTCGGTAGAAAATATGAGAACCTATGTGCCCAATTTGGGTAAGTGAACTTGCCCAATAAGGATCAACATAAACTGTATGATAATGAGTAGCACCCTCAGTAATACCTGACATACGCCCTTCATTGATCGTTTGATGTGCAACTAAGACTGATTCATTCCATGCATCTTTTTCGGTAGGTTCATCTGACTTACCATCACAATACCAACTGAACTGACAACGATTCCTTACAGGAACCATGTTATTGGGATTTTTCCAATGAGGTTTCAATTCTGCTTGATACACAACACCGCAAATTGAATCGGGATAACGACGATCATATACACGATTCATAACCACATCAGCAACCGCAAATTTGCCCGCAAGATTCTCAGATCTACTTTCATGGTAAATATTAAGTGCCATACAATAAGCGTCTTGAGGAACCACCTCTTCACCACCGTGACTTACAATATTCCAATCAATTGCAGACGAAGAAACCTTGAGCGGTAAAAAGAGTATTAACGATAACGCTAAAACGGACCTCATTTTTGTTGATCCAAATTCTCTACCTGTTTTCTATACCCGTGATACTCGTTACAAACTTTTTCAAAGGTATGTAACATCCTTCTAAATTTTAGTTCGTATAGTTCTTTTACTCCACCGTATTTGTTCATCAAGGCATCCGACGCGTCTGCGCTAAAATGTTTACCTGCCCATTCAGTATCATTAATAAAATGAGAAGTTATCATATCAATATCTTCGATAACATTAGTACACTCCATGAGTTGTTGTTCAAAATCAAATATAGAAATTTTATCCACGATAGAATTTTTCCCTTATTAGTGTGTCGATGTTAAAGGCAAGACCTACGAAACAACCAAGTGTAGCAAGAGTCGCGGTTATCCCGAGACCTTCGTCTGTTGATATTCTTTCAAAGAAAGCACACATAAGAACGATTGCGTAAATACCGATTTTTAATATCATAACAGTTTCTCCTTAATCTCTGACAAAAGGGGCCTCGAACGGTTTCGGTCATTCGCAGCAATAGTGTCCTTCAAGAATTGTACATTAGCACCAGATTCTTCACCGAACTTTGCGAAAGCAGCCATGTCTTTAGGGAAGCAGTGACCACCATAACCAAACTGATCATCGGGGCCAGGGACCTGTGTGTGCGACAACCCTACTCGGGGATCAAGACAAAGACCATCAATCACAACATCGAAGTCTTTACCACCACACGCTTCGTAAATCTCATAGGCTTGATTGAAGAATGTCACTTTGGTTGCAAGAAAACCGTTCAGAAAATACTTGGCAAACGATGCTTGTTCTGCTGTCATGAATCTTACAGTCTTCAGATTAGTCAGAATCGGTACGAAGATCTCATGCCACCATCGCATCGAACCACCACCATAGATCGCGAACTCTGAGTCCAGAAACTCTTTCGTAGGATTCGCACCAGTTGTACCACGTATATACTCTGGGCTGAAGGTAATATCCAGATGTGCAAACTCACGAAGAAAAAGAGGATTTGTAGTTGACCGGATCAAGTACTTCACATTTGATCCATATTTTTTAAAAACATCAACAATGTTATCAACATAACACGAACCGTCCTCACTCATAGGAGTGGCAACACATACAACGACACCATCAACGGTTATGTTAGACGGGAAGTCTAAGTTTTCGCCCTTATGAGGATCGTCAAGATAGACCTCAACATCACGGTGATGCAAAAGGGCTTCACTAACAGCGGTACCAACAGGTCCAAGACCAGCAACAACAATACAAGTCATAAACTACTTCTCCATAAACTTTTTTAATTTTCTACCCATAACATTGTCAATAACTAGACAGGTGTCGTACAATTTCTCAACGACCCAAAAAAAGACATCCCAAAGAAATATGGGCACCATAACTACCCCAATACCAAAAATACGACGATAGTCGATATCTTTAAATTTCGCTCCAAGTTTCACAATCAACTCGTTCTTCATAGTCGGGATACTCCTCACAAAGGTCTGATAGTTTGTCAGCAATCTTTGCTGAACTTTTAGAAAAAATCATGTTAGGAACTTTTGGCGCATCGTTGCGTAAAAGTTCTATAACTAATTTTTTATATAGGATTTTGAATTCTTCGTAGGTCATAATAAACTCCATAACAATAAGAAAAAAGGGGAAGCAGTGAGTCCGAAACTCCTAGCGAAAAGATTACGCTCCAGATCCCCCCAATCAACACATATTATACTTCATTTAAGGGGTATTGTCAAAGGGTTTATTAAGTTTTTTTAGAACATTTTGATCTAAAGGTAGGGGTGGCATATAACTGGAAGTGCGTTAATATCAACAACACCTCCAATGCCAGGTATATGGGCAGTTATTTTTACAGGTACTTCCACTGATACTTCACGATCATTTGTAGGGAAACTTGAGCATCCCGAAATAAGAACAAGAAAACTAAGAAGAAGGCTTTTCATATTCATCTGCCAAAACATCCTTTAAGGCTTGTTCTTTAGGGGATCCTTTATACCATTCAATCACAGTATCCACTCGAAATGATCGCCACCCTTCTTTGTCCAAACACCACACAACTAAATGGTCATTGGTCTCTTTCTGTTCCATGATCTCAGGAACATTGTGGTTGGACAATTCGACATTTAGTGTGCAGGGCATCACTCGAATCTCACCATCAAAAATCTTCTTAAAAACAACGGTTACAACACCCTCTCGGGCCGCTTGTGTAAAACCAGTCATATCACTCATAGTCGTTTTGCCTTGTACCAATTAATGTGGTCCGACCAATTATTAAACTCCTGTCTAATCGGGCAGAAGAACTGTCCGTTATAGGGCGGCTTGCTTGTGTCCTTATAGGACAGGTTTAACTCAGTTTGTCTCATTTGTTGTAAATCCTTTCATCACATTTGTTGGTACTACATCAATACCATTTACAATATCTGACGAGATCAAATCTCCCAGAACATTCTTTTTACTACGAGTCCACTTAAGACCAACATACACACGATACTGCTGTTTCGCTGTCACCATAACAGCTTTGTTCCACTCTTCATAACCGACAGGTGCAATCTTACCGACAGTATTTCTGACAACAGAATTGGTTTCTGTCACCATCTCTACACTAGACTCATCACCAGCTTCGACTACGGTGTACTCGGTGTCTTTGTTTACTTGCCCAGCAATCTGGTCAGCAAGGTCCGCCTTAGCAATCATCATAGCCTTTTCAACTGCTAGTTGAAGGTTAGATGACACCGCAGTACCAACACCGTAAACGTATCCGTGTTTGTTTTTCCGATCGGTCAGTCCACGCTTCTCTTCAGAATCGATATACCACTCGGGAATGAGACGGAGAATCGAATTTTCAGTAGACTCTTGTTCTACTTTATAGTTAGACGCACATCCAACCGTTAACATCAATACCACTACTGCTAATAACGTTTTCATAATATATTCCTATTTTGCTAATGCTATTATAACACCAAGGAGACCCACATCTACCAGCTGGACTTTTACGTAGTCACCGAACCGATTATGAGGATCAAACTTCTGCTTGCCTTCTTGAGTCGTTTCAGTGCATTTTCGGACTTTAGTTTCTTTAACCAGTTGCCCATCTTCAAAATGTTGTGTCACTTCATAGTGACAATTGCTGGACGACTCTTCTTTTGCGTATGTGTTAAATGCAAACACCAGAAACAGAAAAAGAATAAAGATCTTAAGTAGTGTTTTCATAATATAGTACTCGTTCGTAAGAATAATTATTATAACACATTTTTAACGGGTTTGTCAACCTTTACATCTGGATAAAATGAGTTATAGAAAAATGGGTTATTAGAAACAACCTGATTGTGGAACCACTCTGGGAGTTTACGATCGGGCTCCTTGTAGTATTTGAATACGGATTTAGTAGAGTGACTAATCTTTTCGGCATAGTAAACATTATCATGTTCATAGTTTTCATTCTGAGAGATATCATTCAGATTATGATCGAAATAAGGTTCTTCTATGAAGTTGTAGATCTTCTTCAACATTTCTTCGGGCGCTTGTGTTATGTCTTCATAACGAACAAACATCACTCGCTTCGTCGGAAACAGTTCGATACATCGGGGGATTTCTGTACGAAGACTCAACGTCATGGGATTCGATTGATTGACATAATAGTTCAACTTTTCTTCTACCGTCATCGCCCCTAGAAGCGTGCTGTCTGACGAGGTGTATGTGTGTGTTGCTAATGTTTTGTTTTCAAGTTTTTCGAAACTCTCAACGACATCTCTTAGATCCCGTACTGTCACAAGAATTTTACTTTCGGGGAATAAGTGAAACAGATTGCTCCAGTAACGACTCTTCGAAAAAGCAACAGGTTTATCAGTCAGACCTTCATACCAACCGTATGTCGCTCCACGAGCAAACCTATACATCGCTTTGTCCGCCTTGGTCTGTTCCATTGCCATGAACTCTTCTTTCACTTTTGTTTTTGTGAGAAGGTCGTTAAGCAATCGAGGTACAACGCAGGTGCTTGATGTGAATATGCGCGGGTTCTGCTGAAGAATGTTTAGTAAAATTGTGCTACCAGATCGCGGCAATCCCGTACAAAGATGTATCTTCATGAGTCAACACCATGAATACGATCATGCTCAAACAACATCAAGAATCCGTAATGGATAATCTTCGTTATGTCCTTTCTGAAATCCGCAGGGCAGTCTCCCTTCTTACCATAACGTCCGTTATACTTATCAACGTTACCAGAAAAGAAACCCATACCATGACCACGGTCTATGATCACTTCAGACGATTGTAGTCCGCCTTGACCATAGTGTGCGTCATAGGTTGAGTCAATGTATTTTTTGAATTCGTCGATTAGTTCATCTTCACGAAATTTATAGTTCTTCATCAATTAACTTTCCTCTTCTCTCCATTAGTATCTGTAACGATAACCTCATCATCATCGGTTATTTCAATCGACTTTGCTTTAAAAGCATCGAGTATTGGGACCCAAACATCGATCATACCACTTCGATAACCAAAGTGTCTGCCTATCATATAAGAACCAAACATAAGACCTACGGCTATTGCTGTGTGTAGATATGGATTCATTCGAATCTCCTAAAAGACTTTAATATTTTTTAATTTCTCGCCTGAAGCAGATTTATCAAAAACTGGGATATCATCATCAACTAATGTCTGTTCAGATTCATCCAGATCATATAATTTCATCTTCGATCTATCGACACCAATAACAAATCGTTTATCCTTGTTTGGGTCGTTATAACGATTCTTCAATTGTTTCACCATAATCTGACCAAGATTGGTTAGTTCATCATTAGAAATTAACGCAAACATTAGATCAGCCGTGGCAGGAAGACCAAAAGACTCCGAAGTGTCTTCTAACCCAGGATCTGAATTACCGAATCCCGAACGCGTCGTTTGTGTCGCGGACACAATGGGCACATTAAATTCGACAGCAAGACCACGCAATTCTTCGGCAATGGCTTTAATATAAGTGTACGAATTGATCGCGCCGCCCATAGATTTCATTCTCGAAGACGCACATATATTTAGATAATCTATAAAGATAATCTCAGGAACAAACTTCTTTTTCAGTCTCAGTTCGGTTAACAATGCCCTGAAATGACTACTGTGTGCTTGACCTGTCGGATACTCTTTGATGATCAGTTTACCATTTGTGCTATCCGCAATTTTACGCACACGGCTTGTGAACATTGTTTGAGACATGTTCTCTAACTGATCTATTGGCACATTCAGTAGGTTCGCGTCAATACGTTCAGCGATACGTTCTTCTGCCATCTCCATCGTGATGTATAAAACATTACGACCCTGCGCTAGGGCAGACGCCGCAACATGACACATGAACAACGATTTACCGACGCCGGTACCAGCAAGAGCAATGTTTAAGGTCTTGTTAGGAAGACCACCTTTCGTAATCGAATTAAAGTATTCAAGATCAAAGGGTATTCTTTCTTCTTGCGCATGATAAAAGGCATATCGTTCATCAACATTCACTAGGTAGTCGTGACCAACATTTGTGTCGAATGTTACTGATAGGGCGTCTTGTAGAATGTCAGGCAATGAGTTCTTCGATAATGTCTGATGTTTACCATCAATGATGGAGATCGATTCCATAATCGCGAGATAAACCGCACGATCTTGACACCACTTTTCTGTTGTATCTAAGAGCCATTGTTTATTCTCTTCTTTCTTCTCAAAGATGTTTGGAAGAATGTCGATGGCGTGTGTGTAAGTTTGTTCGTTAAATCTTTCTGACTGATCGATTTCTATTTTGAAAGCATCCAGTGAAGGAAGTTTATTATACTTCCCCACAAATTTAGTGACCTCGCTAAAGAGAATCTGATAGACACCTTCGAAGTATTCTTTCTTAACAAAGGGAATGACCTTGCGCATGTAAGATTCATTCGTCAATATATTTCTAAGGATAGTCTGTTCTAAATCAATCTTCACGGTTTTCCTCTGGATTGCCCATTACTAGGGATTGTGATGCGTGAGCATCTTCTAGAATGCTTTGTAGAATCTCTGCCGCTCTATCTTGTAGACCAACATCATCTTCTGACAAACCTTCCACTGGTGTAGATATTAACATAAAATTGAATGTTAAGCAATCATTTTCTCCATCGAATGCGATATTGCCGAATCTAATTACGGATTCGGTAAAGTCTCCATTCAGGAGTCGAACATCCCATGCTTGTTCGACCCCCGTCTCCGTTGAAGGGGACAACTCATAGTCGACCCCTTCGCTTACCATTTTAATACTCATTAATCTTCTGCCATTTCTAAATCAAGTTCAATCGAGTTTCCTCCAGAACTGATACAGTACTGTTTCTCAATGAACTCTTGAAACTTAGGATTTGTTAGAATGTCTCGCCAGAATTCTTCTGTAAGAGTATCCTTTTCACGTACTTTAGTACCGATCACTTCACCAGTCTCAATGTTAACCAACTGATACCACCCGTTAGAAGGTTTGACAACGAAACCACAAGCAAGGGCAACATCTAACAAACCACTAAAGCGTTCGATACCACCATCCCAAGATACACTAATCGGGATCTTCGACTTCTCTTTCACAAATCGAGACTTCTCAACATTCACAATGAAATCATAACCAGTCACCTCGGTGCCTGTCTTGTTCTGTCGACGACCTAGAATCCAGATGTTATCAGCACTGTAATAGATGCCAGTACCGCCACCAACGATGTCTTTAGGAAAAAGACCAATCTCTTTGTAAGTATGATTGATCGCAAGAAGAGGAATGTTCTTCATCTTCAGGTAAGGCGTTGCCATACGAAACAGACCTTTGAGGGCTTTTGCTCGTGACATATCAGCAACAGACTTTTCATTGATAGCATCTTCGAGTTCTTTCTTCGAAGCGAGGTTACCGATCGAGTCGATCACTATGATCACTTTATCTTCTTTTTCAAGATTTTCAAGTTGACCGATCAAATCAAACTTGAGTTGTTCAACATCCGTTATGGGAGTGTGAAGCACTCGTGTCATATCGATGCCGAATGTTTCGAAATATGATTCGGGTGAACCAAA